AACCGCACAAACTAAAAAAGAAGAGGAATAACAATGGCCATATACTTAAATAACAATGTAGGCGTTAAATTGGCTACTGCCGCAGCGCCTACAGTACCTTCAGTTGATATCAGCTCATATGTAACTAACGCTGTAATCAATCAAATTGTAGACGAGCTAGAGGTGACAACAATGTCAGATCTTAGCCACCGTTTTGCTCAGGGTCTGCAATCTGCAACATTCTCTATTGACTTTCTAAATGACTGGGCATCTTCTCAGGTTATGCAGACACTTAGTGCAGCCTTTGGACAAACTTTGGCAGTATCAGTAATCACTGTTAAAGGCACAACAGTATCAGCCGCTAACCCTACTTACCAATTCTCAATCCTGGTAAACAACCTAACCCCAATTGGGCAAGGTGGCGTAGCCGAAATTGCTAGCTCTAGTGTGTCCTTTACAGTAAACTCAGTAGTAACAGTGTCGCCATCGGTGGCATTCTAACTAAGGAGTAATAATGGCAAAGCTAAAGATTACAAGGGCTAATGGCGAGGTATCTGAACACAAGATAACACCAGGAGTCGAGTACGCTTTCGAAATTAGTAAAGGCATGGGCATCTCTAAAGCCCTACGTGAGTCAGAAATGCAGAGCCATATCTATTGGCTAGCATGGGAATGCTTACGTAGATCAGGTGCGCAAGTACCTTTATGGGGTGCAGAGTTTATTGACAGCTTAGAAACTGTCGAGGTATTAGACGAAGAAAAAAAATAGTACAGCGTGATTCCATTCTCTATACAGTGGCTGCTATAAGTGTAGAGACTGGAATTGCGCCTAGTGAGTTTATTAACATGGACTCAGACATGCTGACCGCAATAGTGCAAGTTTTACAAGATAGATCTAAGGAGATCAAAAATGCCAGTAGAGGTCGTAGGCGTTAATGATGTCCTTAAAGGTTTAGCATTTATTGATGAAGATATGCGCCAGCGCATTAGGACTGCTATAGATCCTTTGATGCGTGGTGTAGCAAGTAAAGCCAAAGCATTTGCACCAGGTAATAGCGAGGTATTGTCAGGCTGGAGTAAAGCACCTAACCCAGAAGTAAACTATCGGCCATTTCCAAGATATGATGCTAGCACCGTAAAAGCAGGTATTGGATATAACTCAGGCGAAAACAAAACATTTAGAAATGGATTTAAGGTTAGTAATTACGTTTATAACGTAAGCGCAGCAGGTCGCATATATGAGACTGCAGGTCGCAATAACCCACAAGGTCGCGCACCATTTCAACAAATAGATCCAAGTACACCTAACTCACCAGTAGGCGCAGTGCAAGGATTTGAGGGTACTAGAAGAGCTAGAGAATATACCTATAATAAATCTACTAGAGAGTACGCATCAAATAATCCATTTGCAGGTTATCAATTTGTAACGTCTATGCCTGGACTCACATCACAGCCTAGAATTAAAGGTGCGCCAGGTCGAAGTGGTAAAAAGACAAAAGGCAGACTTATTTTCAAAGCATGGGCGCAGGATAGTCAAGGAGTTTATGATGCAATTCTTAAAGCTATAAACTCTACAGCTATACAATTTAACAAATCCACAGAGATTAAGAAGGCAGCCTAATGGCCAATGTAGTCGTCTCGGCTATTGCCACTTTTAATGGCAAAGCACTTAAAAAAGGTCAGAAGGATATATCAGCCTTTGACAAATCAGTTAAAAAACTAGGTAGAACTTTTGCAGCTACGTTTGGCGCATATCAATTAATAAACTTTAGCAAAAAAGCAGTACAAGCATTTATGGCCGATGAGAAAGCCGCCAAGTCATTAGAGCAGCAATTAAAGAATACTGGGTATCAATTTAGCGGCCCAGCCGTAGAAATGTATATTGCTAATTTACAGAAAACTACAGGCGTATTAGACGATCAATTACGACCAGCATTCCAGCAATTATTAACAGTAACAGGATCACTTACCACAAGCCAGGATGCATTAAATACTGCATTAAATGTAAGCGCGGCAACAGGCAAGTCCTTAACCGAGGTTACCTCAGCCCTATCACGTGGCTATGCAGGTAATACCACTGGTCTAAGTAGATTAGGTGCTGGTCTAAATAAAGCACTATTAAAGACTGGCGACATGGATAAGATCATGGCCGAACTTAATAAAAAGTTTGCAGGTCAGTCAGCAGCCAGATTAGATACCTATGCTGGAAAGATGGATCTATTAACCGCAGCGGCAACTAACGCACAGGAAATTATAGGTAAAAGTTTATTAGATGCTTTAACACGTTTAGGCGATGATAACAGTATTGCAGGCGCAACGAAGAGTATGGAAGATTTTGCCACAGCCACAAGTGAAGTAATTACTGGCCTAAGTGTAATCATTAGCAAGCTTAAATCTATAGGCGATATACCAGGTATTGATGCATCAATTTTAAGAAACTTACCATATATTGGCCCAGCCTTACGTGCTACAGAAAGTCTAAGGACAGTCGGAAGAGAAAATACAGCATCACAATTCAACACAGTAGCCCGACCATCTAGTGCAGAAATTGCAACTCAACTCAAATTATTAAAAGCAAAGAAAGATGAACTAGCATTACTAAACAAAAAGAACGCTCTAGAAAATAAGAACGTAGAAGAGTTAAAAAAGAAGTTTGACCTAGAGCGCATAGGATTAACTGCTGCTCTGGCTAAAGCAACCGATGAAGAGACTAAATTACGTCTACGCGCTCAATTAGCCATACTTGATAATAACGATGCTTTGGCTAAAAAGATATTGGCAGAGATGGAAGCAGCCGATGCATTAAAGAAATTAGCCGAGCAAGCAGCGGCAGCTGGTAAGAGTATTACAGAGTTTGCTTTAGTGCAGCTTAAATCTTTAATCAATAGAATCAATGCTCAAATAGAAAAAATTAACGCAGAGTTTGGATTACCTTCTACAGCCGTATCAGTACCATCTGCTGCCACTTCACGACCTGCTAGTTACTTTCAAGATCTAGCGGTTTCTTTAGTTGGTACAACTGGTTATAGTGGAATGAATGTTGCACAAATTGCCACAGAAAGAGCTAGAGAATCAGGCAATAGATCGGTAGATGTTAATTTAAGTGTTAGCACTCCATCTGGTGATAGATTTGCTCAACTCATGGCAGAAAGTATTCAGGTTGCTGGGCGCAGCGGTTATAACACAGCACCTAATGGCGGATTACCATAATGGCAGTACCAGTAATAAATGCAATAATTAACTTTAGTACTGGGCCTAGTTTTGCCCAAGCCATGATTATTGACCAGGGTATCTTAGGCACTAATGTTTTAGCTGGTGAAAATTACGTTGTAGTAGACGTATCTAATCGAGTTAACCGAATTGAAACTAACCGAGGTCGTACCGCATTATCAGATCAATTCCAGACAGGATCACTTAGTTTAACTATCATAGATCAAAATGGTGATTTTAACCCACAGAATGTAAGCGGCCCATATTACAATTTGTTAACACCTATGAAGAAAGTGCAGATTACTGCAACCTATAACGGTGTTACTTATCCTGTGTTTTCTGGATTTATTACAAGTTATGTAACTAGGTATCCCGATGAATCATCTGCAGATTTAGCAACAACTACTATAGAAGCTGTAGATGCGTTTAGACTTGCCCAATTAGCACAGATAAGCACAGTTACAGGTGCTACTGCTGGTGATCTATCAGGCACACGCATCAATCAAATATTAAATACTATTTCATGGCCAGCAAGTATGCGCGATGTAGATGCTGGTTTAACTACTTTACAAAATGATCCAGGTACGAACCGCACAGCACTACAGGCTTTAACTACAGTGGCTACCTCAGAGTATGGTGCTATTTACGTAGATGCTTATGGCTCATTTGTATTCCAAGATAGAGCAGTAACTGTTGGATCAGTCGGTGGCACACCTACAGTCTTTGCAGATAATGGCACAGGCATAGTTTATTATGATGCTGCTTGGATACTAAATGATGTGTTAATATTTAATAAAGCCACTATTACTAGGACTGGTGGCACTGCACAGGTAGCATTCAATCAAGCCAGCATAGACAAATACTTCCTACATAGTTATTTTCAAGATAACCTGTTAATGGAAACAGACGCAGTTGCACTTGAATACGCCCAGGCTTATGTGGCCAGTAGAGCTGAAACCACAATTCGATGTGATGCCATAGTTTTAGACCTATACACGCCTAATTATGATACGGGCGTAATTGCAGCCCTAGACCTAGATTTCTTTGACCCTATAACCATTATCACTACCCAGCCAGGCGGATCTTTACTAGAAAAGACCCTACAGATTTTTGGTGTACGCATGAATATCACACCGAATAGTTGGAAAACGACCTTTACAACACT